TGGAGGAGCTGCGGGGATATGACGCGGCCAGCCATGGGCGCCTAAATGCCGGGTGGCGGGTTTTCAACGAAAGCGCGGAATTAACAGACCGTTACAGCCGGGATGTGATCCGCGCCCGCGCCCGCGACCTGGAACGTAACAGCGACATTGCCCAGTCCGTGATCCACGCTTTTCGGCGGAATGTGATCGGGAAAGGCTATAAGCTCCAGGCAAAGACGGAAAGCGAGCTGCTAAACGACCAGCTGGACAAGCTGTGGAAGCAATGGTGCCGCAAGGAAAACTGCGACATAACCGCGTCCCAGTCTTTCACCCAGATCATGCGCATGGCCGTAACGCGGAAGCAGGTGGACGGCGGGATCCTGTTCATCAAGCGATACACGAGGGGCGGCCTGGTGCCGTTCAAGCTCCAAATGATCGAGGTGGACGAACTGGACACCACCGCCTCCATCCCCAGGCACAAGGGCAACACCGTGGTGAGTGGGATCGAGTACGACCCGGCCCGCCGGGCGGTGGGCTATTTCATCCAGCAGTACGATGTGGAGGGCTGGAAGCTGACCACCCCGGTGTACATCGAGGCCAAGCATGTGATCCCGTACTGGACCAAGCACCGCCCCAGCCAGCTGCGTGAGGTTTCGGACCTGTCCCCCACCATTACGCGGGTACGGGACACAAACGAATTTATCACCGCCGTTTCCGTCAAGGAGCGGATCGCGGCCTGCCTGGCCGTGTTCATTAAGCGGGCAACCCCTACGGGCGGATTTGGCCGCGGCGGCGTGGTGGCTGGCGGGGACCGGGTGACCTACGAGGGCAAGAGCCTGACCCCCGGCATGATCAAGGAAATGAATGTGGGGGACAGTATCGAAACCGTGGAGCCGAAAAGCGCGGGATCGGACGCCTCCCAATTCCTGAAAATGCAATGGCGCTTGATCGGCGCCGGACAGGGCATGAGCTACGAGGCCACCAGCCGGGACATGTCGGAAAGCAATTATTCCAGCGCACGGCAGGGAGCGAATGAGGATGAAGCCACATTCGCGGCGGAGATCGAGCTGCTGTCCGAGATCATGAGCGAGATCTACGAAACTTTTGTCATTTCCTGTTATCTCGCCGGGCTGATCAACCCGCCCGGATTTTGGGATAAAAAGGCGGATTACCTGGCGCACAAATGGGTGCAGGCACCGAAAAAATGGATCGACCCGGCCAAGGAAACCACCGCCACCAAAACCGCCCTGGCAACGGGCCAAAAGACATTCCAGGATGTCGCAGCCGAACAGGGTAAGGACTGGAAAGAGGCCGTGGACGAAATGGCCGAGGTCCTGAAATATGGCCGTAAAGCCGGCATTGAGATGGGAGGTGTAATTTATGGCCAAGGAACAGCAGCACAGCAGAACACCGGAACCCAGGGACAAGAACCAGGGAACCAGGAGCATGGGGCAAATTCTGGCCCGACAGGAGGAGGGGCAGGACAGCCGCCGGAGGACAATTAGCTTTTCCAGTGAAGCGCCATACCGCCGCTATTTTGGCATGGAGATCCTGGACCATGCAGAGGGCGCCGTGGACCTGGGGCGGCTGAACAGCGTGGGGGTCCTGCTTTTCAACCATGATGTGGACAAGGTGGTGGGGCGCGTGATCCGCGCCTGGCTGGAAAACAACCGCGGCATGGCAGAGGTGGAATTTGACACCGACGCAGACGCGGAAAAGGTTTTCAGCAAGGTGCAGAGCGGGACCCTGAAAACCACATCGGTGCGTTACAGCGTGGACAGCTGGGAGGAGGTGCGGGCCGGGGCCACATCGGCAGATGGACGCTTCACCGGCCCCTGCCAGATCGCCAGACGGTGGACACCCCTGGAGATCTCCGTTGTTTCCGTGCCGGCGGACGCCACCGTGGGCGTGGGCCGATCCAGCGAAAGCACAGACACACCGGACCTGTCCGCATACGAGCGGCAGATCCAAATCAATCAAAATACTTTTAGGAGGTAAAGAGCAATGACCATTCAGGAAATGATTGCCAGACAGCAGGCGATTGTGGACGGTGCCCGGAAAGAGGGCCGGGGCCTGACCCGCGAGGAGCAGACGGAGTTTGACCAGATCCAGGGAAAGATTGACGCCGCCCGGAACGCGGGAGGCCAGGACGGGAACCAGGGTGGCGGAGAACCCCCTGCGGAGGGCAACCGCGGCGCAGGAAATCCAGGCGGCGCGGAGGGCGAGGGCGGAAACGATGACGCAGCCCGCCAGGCGGCGGTGCAGGCGGAACGCCAGCGCAACAGCGACATTGTGGCCCTGTGCCGGCAGGTGGGCATGGATCCGGCGGAGTACATCCGCGGCGGCCAGACCATGGACCAGGTGCGCCAGGCGGCGGTGGAGTTTATGATCGCCAACAACGGCCCCGTGGGCACCCGGACCGATGACGGCCAGGGCAATGAGTTCCGCAACGCGGCGGTGGACGCCCTGCTGCTGCGTGCCGGTGTGCCTGTGAGCAATCCGGCCAGAGAAGCGGACAGCCTGCGTGGCATGTCTGTGCGGGATCTCATGATCGAGTGCATGGCCCGGAGCGGCGAGGGGTCCACCACCTCCCTGCTGCGCATGGGCAAGAACGACCTGTGGGACATGGCGGTGCGCCAGTTCCTTTCCCCCACGGCCTCTTTCCCCGCTATTCTGGATCAGGCTATCCAGAAATCCATTGTACACCAGTACCAGCTTGTGCCCACCACCTATGACCTGTGGACCAGCAAGGGCAGCCTGCCGGACTTCAAGCCCAGCAAGGCCCATGAATACACCATCGGCGGGGGCCAGGTCCACAAGGTGACCGAGGGCGGAGAGCTGAAGCACAGCACCCTGGACACCAGCATGAACCCCCTGCGCAAGCTGGACACCTACGGGACCCAGTTCACCATGACCCGTGAGGCGTTCATCAATGATGATATTGGCTTTTTGTCCGAAATGCCGGGCCAGTACGCCCGCGTGGCAAAGCGGAAGATCAACAAGCAGGTGTATGAGGTCATCGTGAAGAACCCCGCCGTATATGACGGTGTGACCCTGTTTGAAGCCGACGCACACAAGAACCTGATCGCCACCGGCACCGCCCCCACCATTGAGAGCGTCCAGAAAATGATGATGAAGCTGCTGCGCCAGACGGATCCTTTCGGGGAAAGCATTATGGTACAGCCCAAGTACATCCTGGTGCCCGTGGGGTACGGTTTCCTTATGTCCCAGCTGCTTGAAACCGCGCAGGTGGATGTGGAGGGCATTGGCAGCCACACCGCAAACGCGCTTTACAAGTACCGGACCCAGCTCCAGGTGGTGGAGGAGGGCGCGATCAACGCCCTGGCCGGATCCAGCGCGGTGCCCTGGTACATCGTGGGCGATAAGACCACGGCCAAGAGCGTACAGGTGGACTACCTGAACGGCATGGAAACCCCCAGTTTCCGCCGGAGCGAAAAGGCCGGTTACCTGGGCTTTGTGTGGGACATTTGGCTGGACTGGGGGATCACCGTCATGGACTACCGGGGCATTGTCCGCAATAACGGCGTAGCTATTGCCGAGTAAGGAGGTACAGAGAAATGAACGCAAGATACTGGCAGAGAGGCGAAACCCTGGACTACACCGCCACCGAGGCCGTGACCAACGGCCAGGTGGTGAGCCTGGGAAATCGGATCGGCGTGGCCGGGAATGACATTGCGGAGAGCGCAACCGGCGCCCTGCATGTCACCGGCGTGTATGTCATGGACAAGAAAGCCTCCGAAAAGATCACCATGGGCACCCCTGTGTATTACGACACCACGGCGGACGAAATCACCGCCACCGAAAAGGGCAATGTCCCCGCCGGCTATGCCGCCGCTGACGCGGAGGCCAGCGACGCCACCGTGCTGGTGAACATCGGGGACCCGGACGGCGCCCCGGCCATCCACAACAGCCTGGCCCTGAAATGCACGGACGGCAAGGTGTACGACATTACCGTGGCCACCGGCGGCACCCTGACGGCTACCGAGCGGACATAAGGAGGGCGGGAGGCATGAAAAAGCTGATCGCCAAGCGCCCCGTGCTGTACCTGGGGCGGATGTACGACAAAGGGGACACCCTCCCCGCCAACGACCAGAAGATGGTCACCGCATGGCTGAACGCCAAGAGCGCGGCCTGGGATGGTCAGGAGGCCAAGGAAAGCCGCCAGGAGGCCCAGGAGAGCGCAAAACAGGCGGACGGGTCCCAGGATAGCCGGGGCCAGAACGGGGGACAGGAGGCCCAGGAAAACGGCCAGGGAGCGGAAATGGTGGAGGGCCACCTGGACCCTGACCAGCTGGCCACCATGAAAAAGGCCGGTCTGGAAAAACTGGCCGCCCGGCTGGGCGTGGATATTTCCGGTGCAAAGAACAACAAGGAACGGGCGGAGCTGATCGCGGCAACCACCGTTCAGGCCCCCGCAAATGAAACAGGGGGCGCCCACTGATGGGCGCCCCAGGCTTCAAGGACCTGGTGGCGGCTGATATTTCTGCCGTGTTTCTGAATGACCAGGAGTTCGCGGGCACCCACACAATAGACGGCAAGCCATTGGCCGTGGGGATGCGCGGGGCACCCACAAAAAGAGCGATAAGCCTATGGCCGTGGTGGTGGATGAAAACGAGCTGCTGGAGCGGGACAAGTCAAAAATGGGGATCCAGGTGGATGGAACCTACAAGGCCCGCCGGCTGATCTATGTGGCCAAGGAGGAATACGGCCCGCGCCCGGCCCATGGGAAACAGCTTCATTTTGACGGGCGCCTGTTCCGGGTGGCCGATTGCACCGAGGAGGCCGGTATGCTGGCCATCACGCTGGAGGCGGTGAGATCGTGAGCGAAAGCGTGATACAGATTGACGAACAAGCGGAAATCCAAAAAATCATACGCCAGCTGAACACCCTGCCCAACCAACTGAAAGCCCCCGGCGTGCTGGCCAGCGCCATCAACGCAACGGCCAATGAAATGAAACGGAAAATCGGGCAACGGACCAGGAAACGCTATGCAATCAGCGACAAGAAGATCCTGACCGACAGGAAACAGGGCGGCATGTACCTGGAGCGGGCCACCGGAACCAGCACAGAGGCCACCCTGATCTCCATGGGCGGCATGGTGGAGGTCATGGCTTACATGACCAGGAGGAACACCGAAACCACCGCGGCCATGCTGAAAGTGCTGAACGAAAGCAGTTTTGTTGGGCTGGGAGAAAAAAGGGGTCCAAAAGCATTTGTTGCTACATTCGAGAGCGGACACACGGCCATTGTACAGCGTGTGTCGGGTGAGTTCTACACAAGAGGCCGAGCAAAACGCGAGGAAAAATATGGCCCCAAAGCAGATATGACCAAGATAAGAAAGCTCATGGCCCCGGCGGTGCCCATGCTGTATGGCAAGACCTACGAGGAGGCCACCCAGGATTATTATTCTATCCTGCAAAAGCACATCCAGCGAGAGGTGGAGCGGGTGCTGGACGGTTTCGGGAGAGCGGCATAAAAAAGCGGCCCCCATGTAGGGGGCCGCAAGGTAAAAGCCAAACGCTCAAACGCTGGGGACAAGCTGGATCTGGACACCGGAAATGGTGAGCGTGGTACCATCGGGCAGGTCAATATTTTTATATTCCTGTTCGTACATATCCATGATCTGATTTTCCTCCTCTGTGCCCATCATGGCATTGAGGCCGCCGTTGAACATGTTATCGGAAGACACATTACCGGCGCCGC